GATCCGACCAAGCAGTTCCACGCCTACGTCAACATTCGCCGCCACCTTGAGCAGCAGATGATGACCGACTACTGGAACTTCGACGAGAACCATATCTGGTCGCCGGCTGTTGCCTCCGAGATGGAGTCAGCCACGGGCGGGAGCGAAGGCCAGTTCTACTCCATCCCCGCGTTCATCAACGAGTTCACGAACGGCCTCTTCTACGGGTCGAGCTCGGCTGGGACCGGCTGGACCACGATTCACGGGATCGATCCTGCGAGCACTACGCGTGGGCAGAACCGATACGTTCACCCGGTCATCCCCTACACGCGCGAGGTAACGAGCAACGGCTTCTTGTCGGCTACCTCGAACATCCTCGCGTCGCTCGATCGTGGCTGGAAGAAGGTCCACTTCGAGAAGCCGCCCAAGGCCGGCGAGTACTTCACGGATCCGGCCTACAACAACCAGCAGATCTTCACGTCGGAGCAGGGCTGCACGGCCTACACGATCACGCTCCGCGCCTCGCAGGACCTGTTCGTGATCCAGGGCCGCCAAGATGCGGCGTTCACCGATCCGAGCTTCAACTTCATCCCCGTTCAGTACGTGCAGAAGCTCGGAGAGGCGCTCCTCTACCCGAACAACACCGCCGTCGGTTCGGCTACGGCGCTGATCGGGGAGGGGACCAACGCGACCGGGGACCGACGCGGCCCTCGCTACTACATGGTCAACTCGAACTTCCTGTACCCAGTCTTCGACGAAGACATGTTCTTCGAGCGCGACGAAGTGCGGAACGAGTTCAACGACCCCGACACGTTCGTCATGCCGACTTACGTCTGGGGCAACTACATCTGCACTGCGCGGGACCGGCACTGCCTTATCCGTCCCGGCGGCAACCTCTACGGCGGCCTCTATAGCTGATCCAAAGGAGACAAGAAAACTATGGGCATCTTCTTTGAAAAACCCACCAAGGGCCCCGATGTTGTCGGCGGGGTGTGGCCGATCCGCGACCGAGGCCGTTGCTGGAATCGCTCCGGCGCGACTGTCGTCAAGGGCGAGGTTGTTCAGCTCGCGTGGACCGCTGGCGTCGCGACTGAGATCGCGACGAATGATGACAACAGCTACATCCCCGGGGCGTCGAACGACACGGTTTGGAACACGGTCATCGCGCCCAGGTCGAACGGCACGACGCTTGTCGCTGGAGCGCACGGCTCCTCGATCAACACGGGCGGCATCTTTGGCGTGTGCCTTGACACGAGCGTTGCCGACAATGCCTCTGGTCTCTTCCAGTTCTTCGGACTCGTGGAGGAGGCTTATGTGCGTCGGTCGAATATGACCGCGACCATTCCCGGATCTCCCCTCACCGTCAAGGCGTCCCTTACGGGAGCCCCTTGCTTCGATCCGGTGATCCTGTCGAACGAGGTGGTTGTCGCCACGCTCTTGGACTTCTCGAACGCTGGCGCGTTGACGACTCGCCGACTGCGCAGGGTGATGCTGCACAACGGCATCTTCTTCCAGCGTTTCGGCGGCACGGCATTCACGGCGACCTGATCCCTGCTCTCTTCTCTCTTGGTGGGCCCCGTTCCCCGATCCCGACGGGGGCGGGGCCTTTTTGATGCGCCATGGCACTACTCGTCCAGCATCTCCTGCGGCACATCAACGACACCCTTGGTGGCGGCGAACTCCCGAGCGACCTGGACGCGATCTCGATCGTCAACCAGGCCGGAGAGCACCTGCACTCCATGCACGCATGGAAGTGGGCCCAGGGGCGCTCTACGCTGCTCTCTACGAGAGGCACGATCAGCCTGGTCAACGCAGCCTGGAACGCCTCGGCGAAGACCCTGACGCTGGCTGGAGCCTTCACGAACTACACCTTCGTGGACGGTGACGAGATCGAGATCACGGGCGGTACCGCCACCACCGGCTTCTACGAGATCGCGAGCCGCACGAACGACAACGTGATCGTCCTCTCCTCGTCTATCGCGGCTTCCAACCAGACGGACGTGGACGCGACTCTTCAGCCCTACTCCATCGACCTCCCAGACGATCTCAGGGAGATCATTGCGATCCAGACGACCGACGCGATCAACTCCGAGGTCACGCTTACTTCCCTTCAGGAAGTCCTGGACGTACGGGAGGATACTGGGGTCAACGATCTGCACGCCTACGCGGCCATCGCCTACGTCGGTACACCCCCCACCCCTGTCCTTGAGATCGCCCCTGGGTACGCCACCACGATCGCGGGCGCCATGCGGATCTTCTACCGGGCGCGTTGGGCGAGGCTCTCCGCTGACGCTGGCCAGGTGGATGTGCCTGAGTTCTGCGAGGCCCTCCTAATCCAGCTCGTGCGCGCGTTCGCGCGCGGCTACACGAGAGAGGACCAGGGCTCCTTGCACATTCGGTTGGCCGAGATCCAGGCGAGCCCACTCTTCATGGCTGCGAAGATGTCCGACGGCAGCATCCAGCCCTACCACGGCAAGCTGCGCGGCGGCGGCGCCGACATCTACCGCATGAAGCGGCCTACGTCCGGGTGGCGCGAGACGACCTACAGGATCCTTCCGCCGGCATAGACCATGGAAAGCCAGATCCCGATCAAGTGGCCCTCTGCTGGCATCGTGGAGGGATGGAGCTTCTCGGATCAGCCCGAGGGCTCAGCACGCGAGTACCAGAACGTACGCACGCAGGACCCGACCAATAACCGCTTACGCGGCGCCCAGCGCTCTGGGCAGTCGAAGTACTTGACTAGCCCGCTGAAGGCGCTGAATACCAAGGTCGCGGACCTAACCAGCTTCACGGTGGACAATCGTCAGGTCTCGTACACCGCGATCTCTTCTGGCTCAGAGACCACCACATGGAGCGAGCCCGCCGACTCTACGGCGGGGGCCGATGATGTCGTCAACGTCAAGACGGACCGCCAGGGGAACGTCTACGCCCTATATCGCAACGCTTCACTGAAGAAGTTCTCGGCTGATGGACAAGAGGTGTGGTCGCTGACCATCCCAGTGGCGGACACAAACCACTCGTGCCGAGCGCTCTATGTGGACGAGTTCGATCTCGTGTTCGTCGGAGTCTCCTCTGGCGGAGACCAGCTCAAGGCGAAGCTATTCTGCTACGAGCAGCTCATCGACAACAAGGTCGAGAAGCTGTGGGAGCTGACCACCAAGGCGTATGTCGAAGACATCGTGGTGACGCTCGACAAGCTCTACACCTGCCAGAACCGGGTGGACCGCAAGAAGAGCTACGTTCGCATCTACGAGTTCTTCGACGGCCCGAACCCTGAGCTGTCCCAGGAGTGGCGTGTACCTCATCCGGTCAACTCGATCGCGGTGAAGAAAGACGGCAGCGTGCTGGTGGCGTGCGAGCCTGCCGGCGACACGACCGGCCTCTACTGGCGCGATCCTGATCCGAAGTACCCGCTGTTCGGTCCAGACTCGGTGGACTGGACCCCGCTCGATCTTGAGAACTCCAAGAGGCGCATCTGGGCCTGGTATCGAGCTGATGACATCGACGAGACGGACATGGCGCAGGCCGAGGTCAACGACGGGATCGAGGTCCTGCGCTTTCGCGACGGCACGGAAAACGGCCGACATTTCCGCGCCGCTGTGGACGAGGACGACACTGGCCCGATTCTCTCGCTGGACGCATGTCTGGAGCACAAGGGGCTTAGGTTCACGAACACCTCAGTGAACTCGCATCCGTTCCAGTCGATGAAGACGGACCACAACTACTCCATCCAGCAGACGCTTGCGGATGGTCAGCGGACGATGGTTCCGCAGTACACGGACTCGCAGTTCCTCGTCCTCATTGCGTTTCGCCCCAGTTCGACTACGCCCTCTGGCGGCTCTGTGCCGAGATGGACGTGGGGTGGAGACAAGAGCGGCGCGTACGGGGACGGGAGATCCCACAACCTCTTCATCAACTCTGCTGCCGCCCTAACGAACCCAAGCGGCAGCGTGGGCTCGATCGCCTGGATCATGGGGCCAGATGGTGTGACTTCCGGCGGCGACGGCGGAGGCTTAGGGACGATCGTGCGGGCGTTCACCTTTACGCCGGCCTCGACAGATCCAGATGTGCTCATCGTGGCGCAGCTTCACGACGGCGGCGTGGCTACGACTCACCCGAACGTGAGCATGTTCTGCGTCAACGGGAACCCGCTACTCACGGACATCTTCGTAGCGAACGCGCAGAACAACAGTCTAGAGCCGAGCTACCTCGGAGTGGTGCGCGAGAACGGCGCAGAGATCCCTACTACTCCGGCTGCCAACGGGTTTTTGGGTGACATCCTAGAGATCATCGTCTTAGACAAGAAGACGCGCACGAGCAACACGGAGGGAGTGGTCGGGTTCGACAACCTGGAATGGGACGATACATCGGCCAACCAGACCAACAATGAGTTCACGCGCCTGGTCGGATACCTCGCGCACAAGTACGGCGCGCAGTCGCGGTTGCCGATGGTCGGAGAGACATTCCCGCATCCGTACGGGATTACGGGGTCTTCTCCAGATCAGATGTCTGGCCCTCCGAATCAGGCTGCCTCTGGCGTCAATACCGCGCAGGCGCTCGCCAACAAACGCTTCGGCTGCGTGGTCAAGTACAGCCCGGAAGGCAAGATCAAGTGGACCGCAAACGAGCAGGAGCTTCAGAGCGGCTCCAGGACTGGCGGCTACGGGTACGCCGTGGCGGTCAACTTGGACGGGAACATCTACTCACTCGGCCCCAACCCGACCGGCGCGGCCGGCGAGACCACCCAGGTCCGCATGATCGTAGACAAGGGGGACGACTTCTCGATCCTCGTCGCCGACGGGGCCTGGAGCACGGCTTATCCGTCCAACTTCAACCAGACCTACAAGTATCCGCGCATTGACGTGGACGAGTTCGGGAACCTCTACTTGCCCTTCCCAGCTAACGGCGGGTCCATCGCGGGCTTCAGGGTCTACAAGAAGGACGGGACCCTACTCCATGACGGGACAGCAGGCGCGGGCACGGAGAGTTTCTGCGTGGCTGTCGATCGACGGATTCCCGACTATCGGAGCGACCTCACGACAAAGAGGGTTGAGCACGTCTTCGTCGGCACGAACCAGGCCGCGATCGGCGCGGACAACATCTTCAAGAAGCGCCTGGTCAGCTCAGCCCAGGCCGGCGGCTCTCCGCGCTCACAGATCAACCTAGGTGTCTCTGGCGGCGATATCGTGAAGTTCACGACGTCTGGCGTCACGACGCCCTCGGGCGGGTCAGGTGCGCTGGACTCAACCGCCAAGTACGTCCAGAGCACACACCTCTTCCGGCGTGCGTACTGGACGGACGGCCGTCAGTACCGGTTCTACGACGCGATCTCGAATACGGTCGCCGAGTACAAGTGTCTGTCGGCTGGAGCCATCCCATCTCGCTGCGCATTGATCGAGACGTGGCGCGGACGCATCGTTCTAGCCCGTAGCGCCGACGAGCCGCAGAACTGGTTCATGTCCAAGAAAGACGAGCCAACCAACTATGACTTCTTCCCTGCTACGCCTTCTGAGACTGACGCTGTTGCGGGCAACAACTCGCCCGCTGGTCTCTGCCCAGACATCATCAACACTATCGTTCCGTACTCGGAGGATGTGCTCGTCTTCGGGGGCGATCGTTCGATCTGGATGCTCGTCGGAGACCCTGCCGCAGGTGGTCGATTGGAGCTGGTATCGGACATCACCGGAATGGCCTTCGGTCGCCCGTGGTGCAAGGACCCAAACGGGGTCGTCTACTTTCTAGGTTCTCGCGGCGGGATGTATCAGTGGGTTCCTGGCGCGAAGCCAGAGCGCATCTCTCTGCACCGTATTGAGCGCCAGCTACAGGACATCGACTTCTCCGCCTACTTCGTGCGGTTGGTATGGAACCACCAGGACGAGGGAGTCCATATCTTCCAGTGCCCGTTCGGCGCTGGCGGCACGATCGTTTCGCACTGGTTCTGGGAACAGAAGGCGGACGCTTTCGCGAAGGACATCTTCGGCTCATCTGCCGCAACGAACATCCAGCCGTGCGCCGCCGTTGTCATCGACGGAGACGACATCGACGATCGCGTGCTCTTGATTGGTGGGGAGGACGGGCAGGTGCGCAGGTGGAACAAGGACAGGAAGTACGACGACACCCGCACGGACGGCACCACCAAGATCCCGATCGACTCGATCGTGACCGTCTTCCCGATTCAGCCGGACTTCGAGAGCCACAGCGGGATGGAGACCCAGTTCCATGGCCTGACCGTGACACTCGCGGACGCAGGGGATGGCTGCCGCTACGAACTCTTCGCTTCGGACGAGCCAGAGAGCTTCGGGATTGCGCGCAAGCAGGGCGTGTTGCGCCCTGGGCGCAATGCTCCGATCTGGGATCGGGTGTCCGGCACCTACTGCGGCCTGCGCCTCAGGAACTCGGGGACGGAGGAGCGTTGGGCCTTCGAGCGAGCGTACATCTACGCCACCCCAGCCGGCATGGCGCGCACGAGAGCGAGGAACTAGACATGACTTCCTGGACCTACGTTGACACGCGGCGCATGGGGGCACTGTCTAGGCTGCTGGATGGGCTCTTCCACATCATCCCTTCAGGCGATGCTGGGCACTCGCTCGGCGTCGCCTGTTGGTGTGAGCCGAGGGTGATCTGGAGTCCTGAGGCGGGTACGGCTATCGTGTCCCACTGGCGGGTAGAGCCCGTCAGAAAGGAACCGCATGGCGCGCGCTAGGATGTCACCGCAGAGGTTTACCCCCAGGGGTAGCTCTGCCCTTCCTGGGAAGGTGCGCAGGGCGCTGGATGGCGCGATCGAGTCCTCGCAGCGGTTTGGAGACGGCCTTGGCATCGAGGACGGGAGGCTGGTCCCGATGGTGGTTCGCGGAGGCGGCCTGAAGGTCACGCGCGGCGGGCTCATGGTTGACGCTGAGCAGGTAGGCGAGAAGAACCGCCCCGCGCTGAACGCTATGCGAAACTTGGCCACGACGGCTACGACGGCGGATGTCATCGCGAAGGTGAATGAGCTCCTCGCCGAACTTCAGCGCACTGGAAACATGAAGGGGCTTCCGCAGTGAAGGTCGTGGCGATCACGGGCCCGATGCGGAGCGGAACGTCGCTCGTGGCTCAGGTCGTGCATCGGCTCGGCTTCGCTGTGGCTCCCTACATCCCTGCCCCTGCCCCTCCTGGCTGGCGCTCGGACTGGGAGGACCCGCACCTCTCCACGAAGCTTATGCTTGGCCGCACTCCGAGGTGGGATCTGTACATCAGGCGGCGCAAGAGGCAGGCGGCGGCGCTCGGATTCTCTGGGGTAGCGATCAAGTCGCCGTATCTCTCGCTGCACCTAGAGGCAATTCGCGCTCGCGCTGACGCCTTGATCGTGACCAGGCGCGACAGGCTGGCGCAGCATGAGTCTCTGTGGCGCTGCATCGAAGCCTATAGGCTCGATCAGGCAAGTATCGTTCGCGCCGCTGACGAGATCGAAGGCGCTCAGGCTGCGGCCCAGACCGCTGCGGACGTGGTGATCGAGTACGAGGGCGCCGTAGCGCGCCCCGGAGAGCTTGTGGAGCAGCTCGCATCGCTCCTTGACGTTCACGACGAAGACACGAAAGCGGCAGCCGCCGCGCTGGTGGGTGAACCATGCCTGCAATCATCGCTGCGCTGATCGGAACTGCCGCATTTGGGCAAGGCGTTCTTGGCGCTCGCCAAGAGAAGAAGGCTAACCGCAGGTACAGTAGGCGCCTCGGGCGCTCGCTGAAGGCTACGGAGTCGATCCGTGGTCGCGAGTTGGCTCAGCGCGAGGGGCTGACGCGCCAAGCCACGCAGGAGCTCGTGGGCGGGTACGACGCTGCGCGCAGGGAAGTCAGCCGCCTAGGGCGCTCTGGAAAGCAGGGAGCTCTCGACAGAGCCAACCAGCAGCAGGCGTCGATTACGCAGAACCTCGCTGATAGGGGGCTTGGCTCGCTTACGTCCGGAGCCAACCTCTCGCGCGGGATCGGCGCAGACCTCACCAGGCAGTACCAAGGGATCGACGAGGGTCTGGCCAGCCTCTTCAGCAACCTCTCGCTTGGTCGCTCCCAGGCGCAAGCCGGAGGCACGCAGGAGCTTGCTGCGCTTGCTCAGGAGCGCGGGCTGCTTGGAGCAAACCTGGCGCAGATGGGCAACCTGCGCGAGATGTACGGAGCCTCTCCGTTCGGGGGGAACGGTCCGATCCCGCTAGGTCCTCAGAACTTCGGGCAGAGCCTCTTGGGGGGCGTTCAGACTGGACTTGGTATCTACGCCGGAGCCGGAGGCGGTGGAGGCGGCCAGCAAATGGACCTCTCTTGGCTCTTTGGCGGGCAGCCCGGCGGATTCAATCCACGGGCTGGCCAGAGCATCCAGCCCGGACAATCGTTCGTTCCTAGGGCTTACTAGCCATGCCGCGCATCGTCTCAGGCACAGGCCAGAACGTGAACGAGGCCCTCTTGCAGGGTCTACAGGTCGGTCAGGCATTCCGTGCGGCGCGCAGCGATCGCGAGCAGCGCCAGCTCAAGCTCCAGGAGGCGATGGCCGATCTCCAGAAGGAGCGCGCCAAGGCTCTCGCTGACGCCAACGCACGCGCGCAGCGCGGGGAGCTACAGGCCCTACAGCAGCAGGAGATGGAGCGCGTCGCGGCAGGACTCCCGCCCGAGGCGAAGATGCTCGGGGAGTACGTCGGCCTGCACAAGCACCTCGTCGAGCAGGGCGCAGACCCGAAGCTGATCAAGGATGCGCAGGACAGCTTTGGCGAGGTGGTGCAGGGGATCCAGAAGCAGAAGCAGCAGGAAGCGTTCCAGATGGCTGCCCAGAAGGCTGGCGCCGCTGGGCTCATCGACCCGAACGAGTACACCGTTCGCGCGCAGTCTGGTGAGTCGCTGGACAACCTCACTCAAGAGATCGCGAAGAAGTGGGAGACTGAGAAGCTCGCCAGGACCGCCGAGAAGCGCAATATGAAAGCGCGCGAGCAGGCTGAGCTGATCGTTGAAGGGCTGCCTGAGGATTCTGAGCAGCGGATCATTGGCGAGACGATCCTCTCTGAGATGGACATGGACGTGGACGGCCTGAGAACTCCCGGCTACGGCCCGTCTAAGCTCAAGGAGCTGCGCGCCTTGCAGGGCGCTGTGAGCGAAGGGCTTCAGTCTCCGCGTCAGGTGCTCGGTAGCCGCCAAGCGGCGCAACCCGCTCCGGGCCTCCAGGGCATGACCGTTGGCGAGAGGAATGCTGAACTGGAGCGTGGAACCGCTCCGCACCCCGCCTACGCAGCCTTTCAGGACATCATGGGAATCCTTCCCGGAATCCCCGACAGCAAGGGCATCGGTGTCGAGGGGCCTCGCATCCCTGAGTTCAAGGGCGGCACGCGCGCAACACTGAAGAAGCTCGCCAAGAAGGACCCGGTGCGCCTTGTTCAGTCGCTTGCTGGGCAGGCCAAGAACGCAGAGGAGTTGCTCGATCGTCTGGAGGAGCTTGGGGCGGAGCTGACCGTCGAGCAGGCCAAGCAGATCGGAGACGCGCTCCGTGCCGGCCGTTCAGGCAAATAGGCCCTCCCGCGCAGATCTGCTGACCGCCCTTGGGGACGTTGGCGGCGGCAAGGCTTCGCGCCAAGACCTTCTCTTGGCTATGGGGCCGCTCGGAGAAGATAAAGAGAAGCCCGAGCCTCCCGGTCCGCTGCGCTCCTTCGCGGGCTCCGCGCTGGAGGGCCTGTCGGCCATCCCTGGCGCCGGCAGGATCGCCACTCAGAAGCTCGGCTCAGCGCTCGGAACCTCCCAGGAGTCTCCGTTCTTCGGAGGGATCGAGGGCTTCCTGAAAGGCGCGGCCGAGGACATCTACCCGCCCGAGCAGCGCGGCGCCGGAGGCCTGCTCACGGAGGACGTGCCGGCTGCGCTCGGGTCTGTTGTCGGGGCTGGGCCTGCGATGGCGCTTGGTCCAGGTGCCGCTGCGCTCCAGTTCGGGGCTCAGAGCGCGGTCCCGCTCTACTACAACGTAAAAGCCTCCACTGGCGACGAGGAGGCGGCCACTTGGGCGCTCCTGGGCGGTGCCGCCATCGGACAGCTAGAGCGGTTCGGTGCGGAGAAGGCGCTGGCCGGCATCGTGAAGAAGCTCGCCGGCAAGGATGTCCAGAAGGCCATCGTGAAGTCGCTCCTGACAAGCAGCGTGGGGACCGCTGCCGGGGAGGCCGCAACCGAGTCGGCCCAGACCGGACTCTCTGACGCCCTACAGGAGAACCTGACCGGGGAGGACTTGGACAACCTCGGCAGGATCATCCAGGGGCTGCCGCCGGCCCTGATCGTGGGCGGGGGCCTTGGGGCCATCCACGGGGCCCTTGGGAGGCGCCAGGCCAAGGAGGTGCGCCCAGAGGCCCCAG